GTGCTCGTTCAGCGTTTGGGGGGACATTAGACCCACCCCCGGAGTTGTACGGGTGGGGGTGCGTGGTGGTGGGGGTTGGCGGTGTCATCGGCTTGCGTTTCCGCGTCGTGCGTTGCAGGATCGGTGGGCTGCTCTGAGTGGGCTGTTGGGGTCTCCGGGTAGTACATGGTCGGCTTGCCACGGATCGTCGGGTTTGCCTACGCCTCCGCATATCCAGCATTGGTATGCGTTCGCTCGGACTTGTGCAGCCAACTTTTTGTAGTCGCCTTTGTAGTGGATGCGTTTGGCGTTGCGTGTTGCTTGTCGTTCTGCTTCGCAGTCGGTGCAGCGTGACCCGTTGGTTGTGGGTTCTCCGCAGGTGAGGCAGGGTTTGGGGATTGGCATTGGTTTCCCGGTCTATGCGTTGTACAGGTGGTTGGCGATGAGGTTGAGTCTGTCAATCTCGCCACGTTTGTTGTCTAGGGCTGTTTCTAGTCGGGTGATGTGCCCCCGTGCCTGTTCAAGTTCTGTTCTCAGAATCTCGTTGGCGACAGTCAGTTCGTCTACCCGTTCACGGTAGAAGTCTGTTTCGTATGGTTCCATGTTCAGAATGGTAGTCACGTTTTGTTTCTAGCGTGATCTGTTCTTGCTTCAATGATCGGCCAATACTCTTCGGTTAGTTCTATCCCTATCGGGTTCATGTGTTCATGTATTGCTGCGACAAGGGTTGTTCCTGATCCTGCGAACGGGTCAAGAACTGTTCCGTTGGGTGGTGTGACGAGACGTATCAGGTAGCGCATCAGGTCTATAGGTTTTACAGTGGGGTGATGATTGGCTACAGGTTGTGCCGGTTTGTCATTCGTTCCTAGACGCTGGTTGAAATCTCCGCTTGGCCTAGTGTCTCCGATTCCTGCGCTTTGTTTTGGCAGGTGTTCTAGTCCTGCGTTGCGTTCAGCCTTAGACGCTTTCGCACAATAAAAAAACCTTGCAGCCGAAGTCTCGGGTTTTGTTTCGGGGAACAGTTCCAGTACCTCGTCCGAACCGTCATGGATAAAGTTCGCAGGCCAACGACCATCACTCCTCACAACTGGTGCAGATTGGGAAAACGCATTGAACGAACCCCCATCAGTTTTCGCAAATCTGTTCGGATCGCCTTCAAGTTTCCCTTCGACCCGGCATCCGTCGATGTTGATTGCGCCTGTGCCGTAACGCAACACGTTCTGTGCGACCGTACCAGCCAGCGGTTTCCGTGCCACCACAACAGGTTCATGCGCCGGTTTCAGGGCTGTACCCCAACCATCCCATTTCTTAGCATCATCAGTAGCCGGGGCAGTTTCCCGTGCCATCGCGCCTTCTGCATGACCATTGAACGCGCTGCCATTTGCACCAATACCAAAAGCAGGACGTTCCAAGCGTTCAGTTCTGTTCCCGAAAATGTCTGACACTTCTTCGGTCAGCGTGTCACGTTCTGCACCGTGCATCTTGTCGATTGCTTTGCCAACATCCAACGACTTCGGAAACCCCGAGCCATACACCCACATGATCTGATCCCTGATCTCAAACCCGGCATCTTCCACCGCACACGCAAGCCGATGGTAAGTACGCGAACCGCCGAACGCCAACAGATGACCGCCCGGTTTCAACACACGCAAACACTCTCGCCACACCTCGACGTTGTATGCGATCCCTGATGCGTCCCACGATTTGCCCATGAAGCCAAGTTCATATGGTGGGTCGGTCACGATGCTGTCCACCGACTCGTCCGGTAGCAGTTTTAGTTGTTCCCGGCAGTCACCCTTCAGTAACCTCACGATGATTCCCCTTCGCTCGTTTGTTCACTTCAGTCTGTAGTTCCTCAACTGTTTGCACCAGCAGTTGTTCATCGTCACCGCGCACCACAACCTTCTGCAGGAAATGGATCGCGTTCAGCAGGGTATGTCGTTTCATAGACCCGTGACAATACAAGAAGAAACCCCGATGCAAGGCCGAGAATCCTTACACCGGGGTTTATCTTCCCTGAGTCTCCCAACAAGGGATTCTATCTGCGTCGATAGATACTCCACATCAGACCGACCACAAAACTAAGCATGATGTAGCCGAGCGCATAATCAGGTTCCTTCGCAGTCTCCTCCAGCCCTCCGACAGCCCACAGTCCAATCAGGAAGAAACCGAACGCTGCCACGCCTTTGACTTTGTTCCAGCGGTCACGATCCTTCACATACATCACAGGTTGTTCGCTTTCTGATAGGCAGCGACGGCAAGCACACACAATGCCTGCCACATCTCAGCCGACACACGATCAGAAGTGTTCGGTTCGCGGTCGTCGGGGTCAAAGGTGGATTCCCCGGAAGGTTCCCAGGTTGCATTCTCGCTGACCCGATAATCATGGGCGATGCGATCAGCCTCAAACCGTGCGCTTGCCCAATCAGGATGGCGTTGCTTCCATTCGTCGCGGTGCTGGAGTCGCGCACCCAAGTCGAGCCGGTATGCACGGAGTTTCTCGTATGCCCATTCCGGGTTGTAGTAGTCATTCATTTGTGTTCCCCTTTTTGTGTTGTGTTCTATTCCGGACGATATGCGAGATCACCGGCCTGCGGTTCCTCGCACACATAGATTGCGTTCACTTCACGGCCATTGCACAACGTGCAGGTGAAACGGTTACCCGAGATCGACCACCGTGCTTCCTTCGCTTGTGCGCGAAGTTCGGTAGCGTTCGCACTGTTCCGGTCGAAAGCCCTGCCACACTTGTCGCAGGTGATAAAGAATGTTCTAGTGATGGGCATGGTTAGTTGTCTCCTTGTTTTTCCGCTTTGCGGTCTGCATACGGGTCGCGGATTTCCCACGTTCCCCGTCGAATCTTTCTGAACACATCCGCTCGGGATTCCATGATCCTATGCGCGGTCGGTAGTGAACAGTTTGCGATGGTGGCGAGTTGTTGTGCGCCGATCTCTGCGCCGACGTTCTGTGCAGCCCATGTGAGTGCGGTGGTGCGCTGATCCCGTTTGCGTCGGGATGAGGTTTCTTCCACTTCTCCGAACAGTTGGGTGACTACTGCGCGTTCGATGTTGTAGTACGACGCTAGTTCTGCCACCGTCATTCCCGGGCTGGTTTGCCTGCATAGCGTTGCCCGTTCGATCTCTAGTTCTGTCCAGCGGTCGCGGTTCATTCGTCCACCTTCAACAAGTAGGCCATGTAGTTTCCGGCTGCGCCCAATGCGTCAGCACCCATGAAGATCGCACGGTTTGAGATTGAGTACTGCGGAACGTCAGAAACAACAACTGTTCCGGTTTCGACCGACACTTCAGCAACCACCGTGATCAGGTCGCGTGACCTGACAATGATGGCGTGACCGTCTGTGCCGATCTGTAGTTGACGGTAGATGCGCTCGGGTAGTGCTTCCACCAGCGCGGTTTCAATCTGATCTTGCAGAACGTGGATTGCGTCCTTGATGCCACCCATCACGCCACCACCCACGCCATCGGGACGATGTAGCGGTGCTGATCTTCGCAACGCACCATTACGCACGGAAGATCGGACTGCTTAATTTGCAGACCGCGCACCTTCTTGGTGTAGACGCGCTCAACAAACCCATAAGCAATGTTGTTTGCGTTGTTGTCAAAACGGAAGTTGATTTGGTCGTTGATGTTCATTCTGTTCCCCTTGTCCATGTATGAAACTGTAGCAGGTTGAACTGTTCTGTTCAACGGATGATCTCAAGATATGCGTGGTTGATGAAGATTTTTTCGCCCGATTCGGTGACGAACCCGGCCTTCTTCACGCCCCACTCGTCGGCCTCCAGCGCGACCCAAAACACCTTGCCGGTAGTTCCCTTCGGGACTTTGCGACCCCGGATTACGCGCACCTCGATGCCTTTGCGGATGTAGCACTCCATTTTGCGCTGGTGGAACTCGACTGCTGCCGGGTCGCATTCGTGGCGGTTGTTGAAGCAGTAGTGCTGGTCGCCTGCGTTGGTGTGCCATTTGACTTTGTCGTTGCCGTCTACCCATCGGACGACCGATGCGCCACAGTTGTCGCAGATCGCCTTGTATCCGAAGTCGCTGTGGTTCATGCCGTGGCAGCCCACGGATGCGTCTGATTTGTGGCCTTTGATGGTGCTGGTGAACTGTTCCATGTACAGAACTATACAGAACAAACCAGCCCGTGTGTCACATTTTGTTCCTGTCACAGAACTGTTACATAAACCCCGTGCCAGCCCCCAACACCCCAAAACCAGCCCTACGCCCGTCAGAACGGCCCACAGGGGCCTCTCAGGGGGTTCTGTAGCCCCAATGTCCTGCGCCCGACCCGTGGTAGAGGTGGGCAGCGACTTTCACGTTACACACCGGGTCGAACAGTTCGGTGAGATCGCCACCGCATACCTGCCGGGTCACCGTTCGCCACGACGAGTTGATTTGCAACAAACCGCTGTCGAACGTACCGTTCCGGTTCAACGTCCACACAAGATTCCCGTGCTTGTCCCACCGTGCATTCACCGCCGACGCACGACACCGCGACTCCCGATAAGCCGTGTACGAAAACAATACAACGGGCAGTTTGTATTGGCGGAACAAGTATTCCCACTCCTTGCAGTTCTCCCCGGCCTTGTATCGCTGGCGTACCCAATCCGGGGTTACGTCCTTCTTCGCGGCGACCGGCGAAGCGAACAGGGATATGGCAAACAGAACAGCGCAAACACGCTTCAACATTTTGAGTCTCCTTAGTCAAGCCCACGGGGGCGACACATCCAGCGCGTCTAGCCGACAATCAGCAGGGGGTGAACCTTTCTGACGCGCACCATGATCAGTACCCTAACGCCTGCCCGTACTCCGGTGCTACCGCGTCAAACCATGCCCAATCCAATGCAGGGAACAAAACCCTGTGATCCCGTTGTGCGATGGGCATTCCGGCTGCGATGTGATAATCGACACGCAACCTAAGTATCCCGGCGATCAACGGGTCACGGCTGTGTGCCGTGTTGCATTCGTCTACGCCTTCAATGATGCCTTGCATCATCCACCAACGCGCACGATCCTTCTCCACTTTTGTACCGGAGAATGCTGGTAGGCCACGCAACATGGACTGCTCACGCTTCTTCTCTTTCCACCGTGCGTTGAACGTCGCAACGCCAATCGCACGGTCACCCGACTTGGCGTAGAAGTCGATAGCAACCTGCGATGCCCACGCCAACGTAATCTCAGGGTTCAACGCTTTTGTCCACGCATCCACCACCGTGGGCGTGTTGCCGATCCGCTGATCGTAGGCACGGATCATCGCCAGCAGGCCTTCAACATCGTCATACTTCATCGCTGTCCCACCCTTCGTTGTCGCGGATTGCTTGCTGTTCACGTTGGTATTCTTCGGCTGCTGCGAACGCCCGTCGTGCTAGTTCGGCGGTGCGATCATCGGTGCGTTTCGCACCGTAGACGATCCCCTTCATCTGCTTCTCCAGTTGTGAAGCGGAGGGGACAACTGCGAATGAGGCTAAGGCTCGTTGCACCCGGTCGGCCTCGTACCCGGCTTTCAATGCCCGTTCCACGATCTTGACTAGTGCCATGAATGGAGTGAGTGGTCGATCTGTTTGTGCTTCCCACCACTCCCGAGCAATCGCGTTAGCAGTTGCCTTTTGGTTTGTATGGCTTTCGTTATCTATGGCTTTGGTTAGTGGGACGTTTTCTGCACTACCGGTAGTGTCATTTTCTGCACCACCCGTAGTGTCGTTTTCTGCACTAGGTAGTGTCGTTTTTTGCACTACCCCCAACGGGTCAGAAGTAACAACCGTGTATTCGTTGTTAGCCCAATCACCGCGATCCGAACGCACCTTCTTCACAAGCAGCGCACCGATGGCCTGCAGTTCGTCAACGGCCTGATCGACCGTGCGCAACGAACACTTGCACCGTTCTGCCAGCGTCGCGCGTGACGGAAAACAGACCCCGTGACTGTTCGCATACCGTTGCAGAACGCAATACAGCCGAACACTTTTTGCGCTGATCTCGGCATCTAGCACCCACTCGGGGATCATGCTGAAGTAGTTATCAGCAGCCAACCGCCTAGACACAATGCACCACGATCATGCGTGGAACGGTTACAATCTGCACATTCAACTCCTATCTAGTTGGATCAGACCCCGGGCAGTTTGCGCTGTGCCGGGGTCATTTATTTCTCTAATACTACACCGGTTCAATGCCGTGATGCCTCACATAATCAGCGAGACGCATCACCACAAAACCATCCTTCGACCCGTCAGGCATCACAACAAGCATGAACGGACGATTGTCACCAATCGGACGATGCTGTTCACTTTGTATCTCGCAACGAAGAAACGCGGTGACGACAGGTTTGACTTGCGCCCCGGCTTTCACTTCGACACGCACATCACCACCCCACACCTCCTCGTGTCGTGAGTTCACCCCGGTAATGCCTAACGCTTTTCGAGCCTGACGCGCCTTGCTGTCACCTTTTTGACGGTTGCGTTTGCCACGGCATTTCGGGCAGTTGCATCCACGAATGTGACCCTCGGGACGTTTCCTGAGCGTCCCAAAAAGACCGCAGTTGCAGGCGCAATACCCTTTCGTCGGGCCGAGCAGTTCAGTCATAGCCCAACAAACCTACCAACAGGCACAAGTTCCCCGTCCACAGTCTCCTTCACAAAATCCCTCCGACCACGACGAAACCACTTCCGTTCACTCGGGGTCAGCCCACCGAACACACCGGCCTTGTCATCAATCGCATCCGTCGAACGCAACTGCAACAACAAACATTCCCGACGCACCGGGCAACGCTGACAGAAACTATATGCAGCGTCCCACTTGTCTTTCTTCGGGCCGTTCGTGTTCGGAAAAAACGTATCGTAGTTTTCCACGCTTACACCTTTGCAGGCTGCGCGGTCACGCCAGTTGTTTGACACCCAACACCCCCCTACCCAACTCGGTGAGCCTGCACACCATCTGTGCTTCCCCGACACTTGAAAGCCGTGTCTGCCCCGTGGGTTCGATGTATCCGGCTGCGCGTAGTTCGCTGCACCGCTTCCAGTAGCAGACACCGGGACGACGAAGCCCGGTGATCTCCCCTGCCTCCTCATCCGTTAGTGATCCGTGATCACCGTAGGCAACCAGCAGGGTGTGGCGTTGCGAACCGGATCGAACCTTGATGTTTTCTGCAGCCTTCCGCGACGTTGCCGGGTCAGTCATGCGTGGCAAGGCCTGTGCTGCCCGTAGGTTCTCTATTTCGTTCGCTGCCATACGGCAGATCATCGCTACGACCGAAGGTTGCAACGTGACGTGCGACCATTGGTAGTCAGTAAGGATCGCATCAACGTCCTTCAGATGTTGCACAACGTCACTCATCGCCAACTGCCTGTGGCCCTAGTTCCGCAATGCGCTGGTAAACGAGCATTTGCAAACGGCAATGTTCGTATTGATCTCGTAGCCGTTGAATCTCATCTGCAGCCTCCGTGCAGATCGGCAACTGACCTGAATACTTTTCCCGTAGTCGGGTCACAATGTCATCAGTCATTGTCGGCCTCCGCTACCCAATCCTGCTTCACTACAGCCGGTGCATACAGAAACGCCCGTTCCTGCCAGCACCTCAGTTCGGTTCGCAGCCGGTCGCGTTCCTCACGCGCCTCCCACAAATCGTCCAGCATCTCCAACTGAGAAACCCACATGATCCGATCCCCTTTCTCGTTTCTCATTTGTTTTCCAAATCCCCGAATACTGCACGAACCTCTGCGCGGACATCACCTGCCCCACATGAACAATCTTCGTCATCGCGCCACATTGAGGCGCACGTTGCAGAATGGCGAACGTGCCGATGCAGATTGTCAAGGACTAACCGCAGTTTGCGGTTCTCCTCGTCAGCCATGTAGTACAACTTTTTCCACGTTGCTAACTCGGTCTCTAACTGGTGCATATTCACCGTCATGCCCGTTCAGCCTCCACAGGTGGCGACCACGAATCGTACCGATCCTCACGGAACGCCAACTGAACCCCGTCAATAGACCCGTCAGCATCCGTAAAGATCGACACCAGCACCTGCTTTCCATCGGCCTCGGCAACATGGGGGTGATACCCGGTGCGGTCAGCACCAGTCACCGCCCGAGCAGCCGTATCACGCAGATGGTCAATGTAATCCGCTGCGGTCTCCAACATCGTCGCCAACAGCGACGGCTCATATCTACCCTCGCGCACCAGTTTCGCGCACTCAAACAATACTTCAGGCTGCATCACCAAAATCCTTCCCCCACGTATCCGAAAACCATAGATCACCATAAACAGTCCACGGGTGCATCCCGAGACTCACACACATCTTGTCGGCCTCATGCAACCTGACCCCGAACTTGCGTCGTTGCAGAATCCACGCCCGATGCAAATGCCGTTGCGTATCAGTCATCACTTCAATGATCGGTTCGACCGGGAGCCGGGGGTGAATCTTGCCCCGACCGACCGCCCAAAAATAGTGGTTCTGTGAACACTCCTCGCACCGGCAACCGTGAACCCGATATGCCCTGACTGTGCCGTGGTTCATGCCACCGCCTCCTTCAACTGTTCCAACACATCCGGGTGATTTTCTGCCAGCCAGTTTCGTGCAGCGCGATCAAGCCGATCCTGCAATGCCCGTTTCGCGTAGTAGTTCTCCGCGTTCGCAGCAACCCACTTCCGTTTGTAGTGCGCCCTTGCGCGTCGGCACAGATCGCACCGGCAACCGTCATGCGTATACGCGGTCAAAGTGCCGTGTTTCATTCGCTGTCTCCTTTCGCTTCCTGCAACGCCTGAATGACCGCCGAAGCCTCGGCAAGGGTCAGTTCGGTGGTTGATCCGATCTCCCTACTGATTGTCGCGGTGATGAAGTTCTTGGCGGTCTGCTGATCGAACCCGAGTTCGCGCACCAGTTTCTTCACCATCCCCACCTGCTTCTCCGATGCCGGTTTGCTGCCACCGATAGGCACTACTGGTGCTGGTGCGCCCGGTTCCCTGTCGCCCGTCATCTGCCTCTGTACAGGCCTGTGTGCGGTCGGATGCGCCGAACGCTCGTAGGACTGGCTGTCCGGGTCTGCGTCGTCTGTGGGCAAACACAGGGTTTGTAGCAGGCAGGTACGGAACGCCACGCTCATCGCTTTTGCGGTGGCCTTGTCGCCCGAGTCAAACGATTCGGCTGGCACAACTGTTTCCAGCGTCGAACCGTCCGGGGCGTGGAAGGTGTAGCGCACCATCACCCGAACGCTTGCCATGTTCTTGCTCGGATTCCCGACCTGCACAGTTTCGTACTGGTAATCCAACACCTGTGGCGTGATCACCACGTTGTGCTTCCGCAAGGCCGGTGACACAGCGTTTACCACCGCGTCAATGCCCCGGAAGTTGAACTTCTGATGATCGTTGCGGTCTCCTTTTTTGACCGCGCCGACCTCTTCCATGACCTGCGATAGCAGGCCGACAATGCTGCTCATTCTGTTTCCCCTTCTGTAATCGTGTCGATCAATGCGTCAATGTGTTCTGCGCCAAACGCTGCGTACAGGTAGACGAGATACAGGTTCCCGAACACCTCCAGCGCATCAGCGATCCGTTCAATGTTTTCTTCGTTCGTCATCACTTGGCCTTTCCGAATCGCATCACACGAAACGGTGAACCCTCACGGCTGTACTCGCTAAACAGTTCCGGATGTTCCTGCGCGAACCGCTTGGAGTCAAACGAGGTGCGACCCTTCTGCTGCTTCCACGACAGAAGAACGTGACCCTCGGCATCGGTGACGGTTTCCGCGTCCAACATTCGACGCGCAATCTGATCCTCGCTGATCGCCTTATCCGCTTCCAGTTCCTTGATCAGACGCTTCGTGTTCTCCAAGTCCACGATGTAGTTGATCAACTCATCGTCGGCAACGATTGCCTTGCCCGGTTCCGGTGCGTACACCTTCTGCACCAACCCGGCAGTCATCACTTCCCACGCATTCTCGGGGATCACGCCTTCGTCCAACGATGCGCCGACAAACTCTGCCATCGTCACGATCTGATCTGCCCACACCGGGTCATACGTCATGTCAATCAGCGACAAGTTTTGTTGACGGTCAAACACCGCGAACGTGACCGGCGCACCCGTCACCCATTGCTGAACGTGACCCTGCAACACCCACGACACCGGCAAATCCTGTTCCGTTGTCACGCTGTACGAAGTCACCTTGCATTCCACGATTCGCTCAGGATGATCGTTCACCATCCACGCACCGTCAAGGGTCACAATAAATCGACCCTTCGCGTACATCTCGTCAGGTGTCACCAACGGCAACCCAAGTTCGTCGGCTGCAAAGTCAATCAGCCCCTGTTCAAAGTAGATGCCTTTCAGCATCGCCCGCGTTGGTTCGGTCACCTCGGGTTCACCCAACTTCGCAACGCACAAATCTGCGAGTGTGGTGTATTCCGATTTGCCCATGAGTGCACCGGCTTCGGACGCACCGAAGATCACGCGCCCGTTCTCGTCGCGGTGACGTACCTGCAACCACTCAAGGCTTCCGTGGACGGGTTTCTTGATCCGTTTCATGTTTTCCCTCTTTCTGCACCCCCGATGGGTGCTAGTGAGGGTTTACCACAGGGGTGTTACACGATGCAAAGACCCCCACGAAACCCCCATTTTGTACGGGTTTGAGAAAGCACGGTCGGGAGGGGAAAGGGGGAAACCCTCCCGACCGGCGAACTGAATACTACCCCTGAAGGGGCGGAGTGAAAGGTTCCAAAAACGTCAAACCAACAACCATCTTCGACGGGATGTAGATCACATGATCCACCAACTCGTTCGGGTCAACATTCTGCGCCACCGTCACATGACCCGGTTTGCCACCCTCCGACTCGGGGATAAGCCAACCGCACGTTGCAACAATGTGATCGCCCTCTTCATGTTCGTCCAGCGAATGCCACGAACCTTCACCGCTGTGCGCGTCCATCCAACGCACCAGCACCGGCTGAAACGGATCAGCCACCGTAGTAATCCTTGCCTCGGTACTGCGCCCACCCGTCATGGATTGCGACTTGTTCATAGACAAACCTCCCGTCACCCGGTTCATAGGTCACAACCGCGCATCCAGACTGCCAATCTTCCGTGCGCTTCAACGGTCGCCCATCCAAATCCGTTCCCTGTTTCGTGGAAGGAACGACACCGTCGATCCGTGCGAGACAGCCGGGTGATGCTGCCATCACCGTTTTCGCACCGTCCCAATCTTCACGGGTGCGTTCCGCCCACTCGCGCCGGTGAATATGCCCATAGATGACGCTGGTTTTCTCTGTGGCCAAATACTTGTGCGCGGTGCTACCACCCGATGCCACCTTGTCGCCGTGAATAACCCTCAACCTTTGGTTGATCCACACATGACCAGCCGGGTAACCCGACCTGTAATCAACCCCGAACTCGTCCATACGGCACAGGTACGGGATCGACAGAACAGGCCAAGAATCAGGGACGTTGCCACGACGCAGGCCGAACGCAGCCGAAGCGTTGTCGAGCAGGTAGTTCGGGATACGTTCCTCATGGTTCCCGGCAAGCCACACGATCTCCGCGTCAGGTGCAGCGTCACGCACCTCGGCGCACAGGGTTGTGGCACGGTCGATTGCTGCCTGCATGGTGCGTTGGAACGCCGGTGTGAGCCGGTATTTGCCGAACTCGGGTGCGTCTAGGTTGTCGCCAACCATCACCACCATCGCCGGTTTCACAGCCTTCACGATCTGCAACGCCACCGATATCGCAGCCTCGTCATGCGTGGGTTCTAAAGTGTCCGTCTGTGTACGGAAGTAGCCGATCTGCATATCGGGTAGCACCACACAGGTTTGCCACGCAGCGTCGGGCTTGACCTGCGGTTTCCGTGCAGGCAGTTTGATCGCTGGCCCCGGCTGGATAACAGGCCACTCGGGGCCGGTCTCAAACGCCGGACTGAACTGAATCGCAGTCAGATCGTGGGTTTCCGCTTCGCCATCTTTGTTCTTTGTCAAAGACTGATACAGGCTGACCCGTTTAACAGAACCAATCTCGGCAGGGTCAATCCCCTTGCGTTCCAGCATCTCAAGAATCTGCCCCAACGCCTGCTTGCGTCGAACATCAGCCGGTGGCGTGTTCAGTTCTTCACCTAGAGACACAGCAACACAAACCTTTCCGGTGTTTGTCCACGCTTGAATGCCCGATCGGGAATCCGTTGCGTGTCAATACTTGTGAGATGTGCGCCGGGGCAATCGTCGGATCATCCAACGCAGTCTGCAAATCCTTCGCATCCTCTTTGTTCATCGCTGACAGATACCTTGCAACCTTGCACGGTTTCTGCGGTGCGCCAACCTGTCTGATTTCTTCTAGCAGTCCCATCAGTTTTCCCCTTTCCGGTACGTCTAATCAAACTCGCCTTTGGCGTGTCCGTCAATATGGTTATCAATCTTGCCTTCAATCCGGTCAAGGGTACGCACCACAAACCCGTGATCAGATTTGTTCTCTTTGCGGAGGACTTGGATGAACGCGATCAGGACACCGAATCCCCCGGTGATCATCGCTACTAAAACTGCTTCACTCATCTGCACCCTCAAAGAACTTGATAAGCCCGTACACGGCAATACAGACCCCAATGACGAACCCACAGACGAACAAGCCGAGCCACATCATGCGCCCGTCCCCCGTCGTTGCGCCCGGTTCAAACGCTTCACACGCCTAGCCGGTTCCGTTCCCTTGTCCAAATCCCCGGCATCCCAACACACAAGATGCCACACCTCAAAGTTCGGGCTATGCGGATCAGCAACCTCCCAACACCAGCCGTACTTCTCCGCGTTCGACAACAACCACTTCCGAGCGTTCGCGCCGAGCGGAACCGGCTTCTTTCCTGCCAGTTCGCACAAGTCAATCGCCAACCCGAACCCGTGATTCGATTTGCCGGGGGTTGCAGCCGGGGCCATACCCTTCCGCAGATACCAAACGTCACCGTTCCACACCCGTGTCACCTCAGGCTTCCTACCGGTCGGCTTCTTGGCGTAACGGGTTTTGAACAGCGACACCTGCTGAGATAGGGAACGGTACGCGCCGACATGGGAAAACGTGAACCCTGCCTCCGCACCAGCCTTCACCAGTTCCGCATATGCCCGTGCTGCCGGTCGGAACAACTGCCCATACGGTTTCAGATTCGCTAACACTCGTGCAGGAACCTCACCGTTCGGAACCTCACGCAACCGCAACGGCATGATGATCTTATGAACCGGGAACATCATGCGCCACGCCCAAACGCATGATCATCCTTATTCAACCAGCGCAACACCGGAGGCAGGACAGCACCAACACCGGCCTGCCACAACATTCCCCAATCACGTTCACCAGCAAGATAAAGAGTGATCATCGCTGCCACGAACACACGCGCATACGACACAACTACAGGGGGAATCCGCATCACTTATCTGCCTTTGATCGGGCGCAGGTGGAACAGATATTAGTGGATGCTTATTCTTCTGCTAGCGGTTCGGCTGGTTTAGGAAACTTATCCTTTACAGTTTGAATCATTTTTTTCCATCCATCAAAATCATGAAAAATCATATCTAGTTGATCAACAACCGAAGGATATTCACGCCTGCGTTTCTCTTGATATTCAAAAATAGGTCTAATGCGCTCAATCTCAGACTCGACCTCTTCTTGTGTTGGTGGTTCACTTTCATCGTGCCAAATAAGTCCGTTGTAGGTTTCCCCGTCAAGCGACCATTGCGCGCCGGGTCGCAAGTTTTGAAGCGCCTGCTGGATCATGCTGAGACCTCCATAACTGTGATCGAACTTGATGCCACAACGTTGGTGTCATTCCCGCGACGGTTCAGATAGATCGTTCCTACTCTGGTTGACCATTGCAGTTTGTAAGTTGTTGACGACGTTGTTGAAGGGCTGTCCAAATACCAAAACGACACGGGTACGAGTTGCAGGTTTTGATTGCTGTACGAGTTACCGCGTTGGAATGCCGAGGCGTTAGCCACAGTTGCACCCGTGCCGTTTCCAATCAGCGTTGATCCTCGAACCATATAGAAAAACGTGTCGTCGGCGGTGCCGTCAAAGCCGATCATCATGTTTGCCCACACAAGAATCTTGTTTGAAGTGGCTCCAGGCGTGATGTCGACTGTCAAGCCTGTGACATCGGCACGAGTGCTTGATGTTGTGCTAGTGGTGTCGTTTTTGACTGTTTGCTTGACCTGCAAAACACGGAACGCGCCACGAAGATCGTTCATCTGTGCAGCGGTTAATACGTCACCAGTATTGAATGAACTTGGAAGCGTTGTTGGAGTGGCCATATATCTCCTAGAAACTCAGTTTATTGAAATCAAGTTTACCGTATAAAGCATCATTCAACCGAAGATAGGCGTTGGTGTCAGCCGGGGAAAGAAAGATCGTCACTCGCGTTTCATCAAGTTGACCCGTGATCTGTATACCTTCCATGATCGCGTCGTACGTTGTACCACGCAACTTGATCTCAGAACGTCCACCAATGTTGTTCTGCATCAAACCGAAAAACGAATACTGATCCGCGCCCAATGAATCAGGTCGTTGCATACGATCAGTCAACGAAATCTCAGCCAACGACAAATCCGACTGCTGGAAGTTTTGCAATAAATACTTGGCGTGTTGTAACCCCTGATCTGCAGAAAAATCAAGCGTATCCTTCACCAAACTAAACAACGGCTCCTCGCCAGTCGAATCAGTCTGCTCGGCAATCGCTGTGTTATTGGGGACAATAGTGACCTGATTGTAGTAATCGTCAGCCGATGACCTAAACCGCACCTTGTCATAGACAAGATACGACGGTCGCGCATCAGAACCATCTTGAAAACTGTACGCAGGGTAAGTCGCCAACGTATCTCGACCAAACCACCACAAGATCGGATTGCCACGCTGATCCGAACCATTGGAAGCAGCAGCAAAAAACCGTGCTTCCTCAGTACGGGTAACAAGATTCAACAACTCCAACGCTGACCCGGTAAACGTGATCGCAGAAGCAGTAGATCGACCGCCAAACTGTCCGACACTTAAAGTTGTATAAGTCGCAAGATCAAGAACCGTCGCATCTGTATCTTGCTGAATAAACGCAACCTCATTCAACTGTGCGCGAGACCACTCCGCTTGGATACCTTCCAACTGGATAGACGCAGTATCCAAAACAGGCAACAAACCACGCTGAACATCAATATCAGTAATACGCCCATAGAAAGCCACAAACTCACCGGCAGGGGTAACAGTTGTCCGGTTTGTATAAATCTGCACCCGATTACCACGTTGCGGTGCAGGCGACCACGAAGGAACCTGCGAAAACTCTAACGTTGCATTGTCAATCGCATAATCATCAATCTGATTACGCCGACCTTTAAAGATAGATACTTCGTTGATTTTGGAGAAGTCATACCATGTGTAGACGTATTCCCGGCTGGTTGATCTGCCGTATGTGCCGGTGAACTCAACCTTCGTTACTCTTTGTGGTAAAGCCACATCATCAAACACAAGGCCATCAAAGAACGGTTGCAAAGAAGCAGACTGTTCAAGTAGAACCGCACTCCAATAATGCGTGTCACCATTCTGCGCGTTAGTCACTTCCATTTGGATCACGACTTGTGCAGCGGTAGCCGGTGCAGTAGCAGTCAAAGAAACACGTGTATACCCGGTTGTTGTTGATGTTGCCGTTGCCCCATTGCTAGTAGAAACTGTCGCACCGCCTGACGTTTGCCACAGCAGATTTACACGGCAAGTACGAGCCACAGACGACTTCACATAAGCCGACACCGTATAAGACAAACCTACAGTCACCGGGATCGTCGCAGTACCGTTAGTCCAATCAATACGGGCAGAAGCAGTCGAAGTCACAGTTCGACGCAACGAATACACACCAAATCGCGCCTCACCAACAAACTGAGAAACAGCCCCGGTCGCACCACCAACAACCCAATAGTCGGTCGGAAACGACAAGAACGTTGCAGACGGACACAAGTTAGTGCGTAACGTCAACACCTCATCCGTGTAACGCGCAGACCAAACAACAGCATCCATTTACTGCGACACCTTAATCACATTCGGCAACGCGCCATTTGTACGCACATACCGTTTCAAAGCATCCACCACCGCGTTCGGATCGCCACCATTAACATTGATAGTCACATTCACCGTCTGACCGCCCATATTCGACGGAAGAGGAATCACAGCCTCATCGCGTCCACCTTCACCCACACGCACCAACGTGCCACCGTTACGCGCACGAACAATCCCACCATCAGCAAGCCCCGGAAAACCACCCAACCACGATGCAATTCCACGCACCTCATCAGCGGTTAAACCAGCCCAATCGCCAGCCATCGGTGACGTAACCGCGACCGGAGTAGATGGTGCAGGGGTTGAACCAATTGCAGCCAACTGCGCCTCAATAGTTGCAGCCCAACCCGAAATAGTTTTCAACGGATCGACAACACCCTTAATGTTTTCGTCAGACAACATCGGATACCAAGTATCAAAGACCGACTGGACACCCTGCAACAACGATGTGGCTTGATCAACACCAGCCTTCTTAAACTTGTCAGCCGTAGCCTTCGCCAACGTATCCGCAAGTTTCTGCGTACTCTTGATCAGTTTGTTCACTTCATCAATATTTGCTGCCGGATCAACACCACCCAACAACGACTCCGCGATGGCGTTCCCGGCCTCCGCACCACTACCAATAATCTGATCAATAGCAGCCTGATCCAAACCAGCGTCCAACAACTTCTGGATGTTCCCGGCAAACGTTTCTGCTGCACCAGCCTGCTTCCGCAAGACCGCCAAGAAACCTTGTGGTTTGCTCGCCTCAGTATTCAGACGCGCATTTGCCTTTGTCAACCGTTCAAACGCTGTAGCAATGGCATCAGGATCGGCACTAGCAAGCGCGTCGGCATAGGCATTTTGTGCTTCGACTTGTTCACGAGTTGCTTCTGCTAATGCCTCTGCGTTACTCGTCGCTGTGCGTTGGGCATCGCTTAGATTGATTGTGCCTGTGATCGCCTGCGAAACAGTAGAAACATAACTGTTGTAATCGTCTGTTACATCCTTGAGTTTCTGTTTGGCGTTATCCAACGCTGTGTTCAACTGATCGCGTACAGCCTCAGCAGCCTCATTGACTTTGGCAGCAAACTTTTGTTTTGCTTCCGTATTCTTTCGGCTCGCTTCAGTATCTTCTTTTGTTTTCTTGGATGACTTGGCGGTTTCCTCAGCCATCTTCTTTTGACCTTCAGTAATCTGACGTTCAATACGCAACCGACCGAAATACTGCTTGATCTTCTCCTTCGTGACTTCAGTTGCAGACTTCTCTTCACCAGTCAACGCGCCGATAGCGTCACCAGCCAACTTCGCAGACTCGGCAGCAGTCAGATTCGCCTGCGACAAACGATCAACCTCACCAATCAAATCCCCGATCTGATTAGCAACACCAACCGTCATCTCGCCCTGATAGCCGATAGCGTCACCCAACTGCCGTGCGCGATCCGTAGTGAACTGGCCTCGCTTCACATACAGGTCGTATTCCTTACGGATATTTGCGAACGCCTCGGAGTTGCCGTTGGCAGCAGCCTCAAGGTCATCGAACGTCAACCCAAGGTTCGTCAAATTCTTGGCATATCCCAACAGGGTTTCATCGGCTGCGACAACATCCTTCAACGCCTGCTGCTGTGCTTCGCCTTCCAACTTCAACGCCTCAGTCAACGACCGTGTACGTTCCTCAACTTCTTTCTTTTTGTTTGCATACGCCTGATAAACAACGACTGCACCACCAATAGCAGCCGTACTGATCAGCGACATTTTTCCTAACGCAGTCAGGCTTCGGGTCATCTTCTTTGTTTCGCTGTCCAGCACAAAGAATGCGTCACGCAGTTTGATTGCCTGACCGCCGATCAACGACAGGGTAGAAATCGCACCCAACCCGACCGTGCCAACAGTCAACAGTTTCCCGGCAAGACCATCGGTAGTGCGGTTAAAGGAATCGAACGCGCCGATACCGCTAGTGATCAACTGTGTGGCCTGCTCAATCACCGGCACAAACGCTGTCCCCAACGCTTCACCGGCCTCACCAATCGACACCTGCGCCCGAGCCATCTTCCCTGCATACGTATCCGCAGCCGTAGCAGCAGCCCCACCGAACTGTGTATTCAACGCCTGCAACGCAGCGTCAAAGTCCTTCGACTTCTTAACGTTCTCATCCAGCGGAATACCCAACCGGGACAACGCGCCGATCTGCCCGTTAGCAGCACGACCCATCGCAATAGTGACCGCAGACAAGTCACGACCCGTCGCAGCCGAGATATCCATGCTGGTCTGCAACAACTGTTGCGCCTTGCTTACATCCCCGGTCGCACGGACAAGGGTGGCGAACGCCGGTCGCAACTGGTCATCCGCGACACCCGTAGCACGAGCCATCGCGTCAATACTTTTCTCCACCGCAGCAATCTGCGCCTCAGTAGCACCGGTAGAGGAACGTAACTGTTCGGCAAGCAACGCCTGTGCCTTCTGATCCTCAATCGCACCCTGCGCCAGTTTGAACAAGCCTGCGCCGAGCGTACCGGCAGCAGCCAACCCGGTCGCACCAAACCGGGTCATCTTCACCCCGAGTTGGTCAATGCTTTTCTGTGCCTTGCCAAGTTGCTTATCGGCCTGCTGCGCGGTCTTGTCAAAAGCCTTAATGGCCCCGTCAGCGTTAGCCGAGATCAGGAACGCAAGTCGCTGTGTAATCGTTGCCATCAGCCAGCCACCTCACGGAAAGAACCAGCCTCACCCTTCAGGTAGATAGTGGAACCGAAGTTGGTTCGTAGTTCATTGATGATCCGGGTTTGGATCAGGCTCGTGGCGATCTTTGTTGACTGGGGGGTTGCCTTCTTGACAGCCTCGGAGAACGTGGCCTTGCCTTTGAAACCGGGGTGGTTGGCGACACGATAACGTGGGCCGAAGCCACGCCGACGCGACCCCATCGGCTTTGCCCCCGTGAACAAACCCTCAGCACCGAACGCGATATCAAGCCTGCGTTGTGCCTGCGCCCGTTTACGCGCACCACGCTGCCCCTTTGTCCACCCGTACTCGTTCACACGGGAAGTCATCTCATGTGCCGGGGAACCGTACTCCAGCAGACCCCACGGGCCACGCGCCACCAGCAACGCAGTCGGATTGAACTTCCCCTTCACGTTAAAGCCGACCGTCAGCCGGTGCGTTTCCGGGCGAACACCCGTGAACTTCCCTGAACGGGTTTTCTTTTCCAGCATCTGACTGAAATAGTCTTTGCCTTTCAGATCCCGGTTTCGGTCGTATTCGATCTGTTTCTTCATGTGCAACGCTGCGTTGAACACCGCCTTCTTCTGCGCGTCCAAAGCCGTGTCACCGACGGCCTTGATTACTGCGCCAAGATCACGGGTTGTCATCGTTGCCATCTATCTGCCTTCTTTAATCCTTCGCCAGCGCAGATAGGCATTCATCGTGAACAACATCCTAGATGATTCTTGCATCAGCACCGATGGTGCAATACCCGTTTCTACTGCGAGTCGGGCAATGAACCAATGGGCTGATCGCTCTCCAAAGGGACATGATCAGTCTCCACCTCATCCATGATGCGAACGTTCTCCACCGTGTTCAACCATTCTTCCCACGGCAGTTCGGTGCGCTTTTCACGGGTCAAAGCAGCCCAAGCAAGGAAGCCTTGATTCGTGATCCGGTACGCCTCAAACGTCACCACAATCGGGTTGCGGTCGAACTTCTCTTCAAACTTCACATAGTCCGGGTAGAACGCTGTGACTTGTTCGACGTTGCCACCGATGTATGTGACTTCCAATGCTTCACGCATTATGTGTTTCCTCGCAGGTAGGGGTTGTGTAGAAGTTAGGCGGTGGCCTTAGCGACTGCGCCCGTGATGGGCCATGTCACATCGGCGGTGAACAGTTCGCCCACAGCACCGTTGACGGGCGACCAGTCGGTGACCAGCGCGGAGAAGGTGTACTTCGGGTTGGCGGTTCCGACAGCCGTGCCGTTCGGCAAGAGTTCGCAAGCAACCGTTCCACCGATCAGCGGATAAATCGTGTTCTCAACCGACGCGCCAACAAAGTCCTGCATGAACGAGACCGTCACGCTGTTGTCCTTGAGACCGCCGACCCGCTCAACATTGCCACCGGAACCGAACGAGGTGGTGGTGACTTCAGCGGTGCTGGAAGAAAGGTTGACCGACGCAACATACGTCGAAAGATCAACACCGTTCACCTTGAAAACAACTGCGGTTGCGACTTGCTTGCCCATGATTATTTCTCCTCAACGGGTTCAGATTGCTTGGATTTGGGCGCAGGTTCGGCAGGAGTCAGGTGACCCGTTGCAACAAGAAAATCTACATTCCAATGCGCTTCAGGTTCAACTACTTCGCCGGGTGCATGGTCATGCACCGTGGTGGTGGAAGTGACGACATACTTGCTCATGGCTGTCAAGAATACACGCGCACGGTGAAATCGACGGATAGGTAATCTGCGTCGTTTGCTGACAGGGTTTGGATGCCGGTAGCGGTTTCCACAATGCAGGTGTCCACCTTGCCCCCAAGGGTGCGGTCACCTTCAATCGCAGCGCGTACAGAACTTGTCCCCGTTGGGCTGGTGTATGCGTCAATCGCAGCCTCAGCCGGTCGTTCGGTAGCCCGAGCCACCACGACCGTCACCGTGAACTGGTACTCAACCGCACCCAACTGGAACGCCCGGTTATAGGTGATGTTGTCCAACATCGCATACGCGATCGGGGGGTTGAGTTGGTCGGGCTGATAGGCGAACGTGCGAAGGCCGGGGATTGTCGCCAGCCGGGTAGCCAACCCCTGCTTGATCTCGCTAATGGTCGCGGTCACGCTACCCCGTAACCTTCCTTGCGGAACTGATCAATCGACTGTGCGATATCGGGATCGAGGTTCCGGGCAACACGGATCGCGCCCATGTCACCGAAACCGATAACGCCAGTTGGCGAATCAAACCGTTTAAAGAACCGTTGCGATTGCAGGATGCAAGCAAACTCAATCGCTTTCGGGATCGTAGGCCACCCCCAAACGCCGGTCACCTTCACCAACGCCAGTTCGTTTTCCACCGGGAACAGGTAGTTGAGTCGCGCCCGGATACGGGTGAAAGGCCACGCCTGCCCTGCCAGCATCCCGTTCAACGGTTCCAACTGGTAATCGGCAGGAGTCCACACAATGTCATAGTCGCCCTGTGCAGCCTCGTCGGTGGCGACGGTGACCGCTGTCCCGGCAAGATCATCAATCTGACACAGCAGTTCAGAAGCGGCAGCGAAATACCGGGTGGCTGTCCCTGCGTTGTAGAACGTGCGCTGGCAGTAGCCGTCGATAGCACGGGAAGCCGAGTCAATGGCAATCTCAATCAGCGAGTCGTCCACGCTGTCCGTGATACGCAACGCAGCCTTCACCGCGTTCAATGTCGTGTAAGCATTCGTCAAAGCCATCTACAACCTGCCATCCAACCAGTCCACAAGCCTTCCAAACCCTTCAGAATAGTTCACCGTTTGCATATTGCCGTACAGGTTGCGGAACTTTGTGGAGTCACAATCCCTGCCCCATACCCCGGTTGGCTCGGCGTTGTTGTACAACATTTCGGCTTGTGTCCCGGCTGCTTCCAAACACAGCAACTGAATCTCGTTGCACGACACCGCACCCTCATAGCCGATGTTCACCGCACCCTCATACCGGCCTTCTGTTACTGCTTCGATCATCCGTACAGCGTCATGAATGTGCAGATAGGAACGCTTCTGTTCCCCGTTGCCCCACATTTCGACCGTGCCGGTCTCCCGAGCCTGCAACGCTTTCCGGGCTGCAGCCATCGGGAACTTCACCCGGTCACCTAGAAACTCTTGGCCTTCCCCGTAGATCGTGTGCAGAATCCCCACCCGAACATCCTGAGGGTGACGTTCCGCAAGTCGAATCGCCATCAACTTTTCACGCCCATACATCTGATCAGGTTCACCCTGCTCAAGCATCGTTTCGTTCAGTTTCTTAGCAACACCCATTGTCTGCTGGAACCTGATCGGATACGCGCAAGCCGACGAAGCCAAGAACGCCCGTTCAACCTTAAAGAACGCGATCGATTTCAACACATGGAACGTCATCTGACTGTTCATCATGTACGGGTAGAAATCGTTTTTGCTGAAGTATCCGACACCGCCCATGTCGGCTGCGAAATGGTAAACCCGGTCATAGCCGTACAGAAACGGGTCATCGTGGTGCAACGGTACAAACCTTCTAAAGGAAAGCGAGTCCCACACCTCTTTGCGCCACGGGTCGCGTGGCGTGTTGTACCCGAACCCCGTGACGGTGTGGCCTTGATCCATCAGATACTTCGCCATGTGCGAACCGATAAATCCGGTCGCCCCGGTTATAGCGATATCCACAACTGTTCCCTTTCTCTAAACAATGCGCGATCCTGTGGCTCTTGACTGAACGACTTTGAATACCCGTCGTCCATCGGGGCTTTCCCCCACACATAGTGCAGATGTTCAACCTTTGCTTCTAGGCACGGGGCGAACCTGCCACGCGCCATCGCGGTGCGTACAAACTCTGTGTCGCACCAGTTGTGGTGATACCCCTCATGCAACATGATCCCCAACTGATCCACAACCCCTTGCGTTGCGTAGTTGCGTGACACCAGCGAATGCGTCGAATGCAAACCGGCTAGCACCTCGCTGTTGCCGAGATCGTTCGTGCCAACAACCTGAATCTTTTTGTCCATCAGCGCGACTGCTGTTTCAAACCAGCCGGGGTGGAAGTTGAGATCGTCAGCCCCGGTGAACAGGTACGGTTCGTCGGTTTCCGCCACGCCCGTGTTGATCGCACCGGCATAGTTTTTGGTGCGCCGGTTCACAATAAGGTTCGCGCCGACCGTCTGCACCACCGTCTTTATCGACTGCTCATCCTCACGTTCACAGATGAAATAGACGTTGGCGTGGTCGGTGGATTCCAGCACATTCGCGGTGATGATCGGGATACGGTGCGCCCGACCAACCGTGGGGATTAGTACCGATACCGGCATGGTTCCCCCAACACAAGGTTCCAAAAGTCGTGGCCTGCACGGTCAATCATGTCGCGCAGTTTCTTCTTGTCGTTCCAGCCTTCCACAGAAGTCAACCCCACATTCCTGTTCGTCTGCACCACACAGCCTGACAGCACCGCCTCCATAACCGAACGACATTCTGATTCAAACGTCAACGGCAGATGCACGAACGCTTGCGCCCGACTCATCATCTCCAGCACCTCTTCCCGAGGAGACTGCGACATGATCACCAGCGGAAACCCGGCTGCGTGTGCCCATACCCGAGCCTGCATCAGCCCCTTCTGCGGATGATTGCGAGCAGCCCACAACGCAAAAGGCTGCTTCTTGACTTCGTAGCATTCGTCGGTGTCAAAGTAGGACAGGACAAGTTCTGTCCGTTTCGGTTGTGTCCACACCAGTTCCCGTTGCAGGTGCGCCGGGGTATGCACCACAAACGGGTCAGCGTTCTCTATCAGCACCATCCTGCCCGGTGATTCGGTCTGCTCATGGTGAACGAACACCATCGGTGACTCGTCAGCCAACCGAATCATGGCTTCCTCGGAAAGCAGATCGGTTCCCGTCACCACGATCCGATCACAGCCCAATGCCCGTTCCCACTCGTCCGGGCCAATCAAATCAATATCCACCCACTCCGGTGCTTGCGAACGGTAGGCAGCGTCGGACAGTTCCGCACCGCCCCGGAAATGCCCCGGCAACCACTTGCCACCACCCGTGTCGGCAACCGGCAGATGGTGGGTGACCCACGCAACCCGGAACTCGTCGCCCATTAGGGAAGCACCGCCATCACAGGTTCCCAAAAGTTTCTAAAAACCTGATCCGCACCATATTGGCTCGCAAACTCTACAGAAGGCTTGTGGACGCTCTGACGGGCTTCATACGCCATCTCTAGGGCAGACACGATCTCCCGGACATACGGGGTGTGGAACCATGATTTCTGCGCCACATCCCACGAAGGCTGACAATCGACCAGCCAGCCATGCCCGTTCAGTTCAGGTTGCGCGGTCTGATTAGACGTAATAGCGCGAGTCCCACACGCCTGCGCCTCCACGACCGGGATTCCAAACCCTTCACCCATTGAGACAGCCAAAAGCACATCAGCAGCCGTGTACAACGCAGGCAAAACTTCTTGTGGCATTCCATTACGGACAGCATACTGATCCGCGAACACGAGCCGATTCTCGGGGATTCCACACGCTTTTGCTAGCACCGGCAGGTTCACCCCGTTGAAACCCTGCTGTTCCGTGTGCAGATACAGGTACGCATCCGGGTGCGACTTGGCGAAGATTGCAAACGCTAACAGATTTTCCCCGAACGCCTTGCGCGGGGGGTGTGCGCCTTTGTTTGCGCTGTTCATCATCACCACGAACGCATCCTCGGGAACGCCCATGATCTTGCGACCCGAAACACCCTGAACGCTCGAGGTCGGTTTGAAGATCGGTTCGATACCGTGCGGAACGTACAGCGCGTCAACCCCGGCGTTGTGCAACATCTTCTGCCCGAACTGTGACATGGCAATGGTGGTGACGTTCGGTCGGCTGCACCACGCCAAAACCTCCGGTGGGGTCGGAGTGTGATCGACCGGAACCCACGACGCGATAGACGGAACCGACTCCAGCGACGGAGACTTGAAAACCCACACATCAAACAGGGTCATTAGCAACGGTTGCATACCGGGATTGCCGTGCGCCCAATGCTGATAGTGGGCAACCATCACATCATCCGAATACGGCGTTAGCCCTTTCGGGTAGATTTCCGTGCCACGCCACTTTGTTCCCGAGCCTTCAAGTCCGTAGTTTGCGTGGATCGCAACTTCGTGTCCTTGCTTTTGGAGTCGGGGGACGGTTTGCGCGGTTTGCGTACCGTAGCCGGTGGCGCACCACGGTGCGTTTGAGTACCAAAGGATTCTTCTTCGTGGGCTGCGCCCAACCGGATCAGATGCTGTGCTATCTCCGGGGGAAGTTCTATCGGCACGTTTTTTAGAACGACGCGCATTTGACATTGCACCCTTCTTTCGCAGGTTCGCAGGATGATCGGCAGGTTAGTGGATGGGCCAGCCCTGCGCGATCTGACCCACCCACGGCAGAAAAGATTAGTGGATAGAAACAGAAAAGGCGGTGGGCTTTTGACCCACCGCCGAATCTGTTGGTTCCTAACTAGGTCAGGAAGCACCACCGATGAAGTACTTGACAGCCTGAGCCTGCGGAAGGTCACCGTCGATACGCACCGTGGCACGGAACGTGACGAGATCGTTTGCGAAGGCGTAGTCGTCCGAGCGGTCGAAGCGGATCGGGCCAGCCATACGCACGAAGTACGAAGGCAGGTGACCGAACAGCACCGACTTGGCTGCGGTTCCGGGGGCTGCAAGATCGGGGTTCTCGTAGATCGGGAATCCGAGCAGCGTGTCGGGCTGACCCAACTGAAGCGAAGGCTGGAACAGGTACTGACCGTACGAGTCCTTCAACTTGCGGGTTGCAGCGAGCGCGGTTGCGTTCATCTGCCAGCCGGTTCCGGGCATACGACGGTATGCGCTGTTGACGCTGTACGACAGGTCGATCAGGTTGTCTCCGGTGAATGCACCGGCAACGCCGGTTCCACCCGTGACACCCGAACCTGCAGCGACGGCAATACCGTTCGGCATGGTCGAATCCGTACCCGTGGTGAGTGCAGCGTTGACGGCAACACCGATGGAGATACCGGCTTCACGTGCGAGGAAGCCGAGCAGGTCAACGCCCGAATCCTCAATCATTTCACGCGACACCTGCACGAGGAAGCCGTACTTGTAGGCATTCAGGGTGATGAACGCTTGGAAGGTCGGATCGGACTCGCCGATGGCCGAACCTTCAGCGAACGCCGACGAACCCGAGTAGGCGTTCGTGCGCGGAACCTGAAGTGCCTCACCGCCAGCGGTGCGGATCATCGTGGAGGTTTCAAGCATCGGGCCGACAACCACCATGTGTTCAACGATCTGATCGTAGAACGAGGTGGGAACCGGTGCGCCCGTGCTGGTCTTGACAACGTCGCGCTTCTCAAAGTCTGCGCCACGGATTTCGCCACGGGCAAGGGCACGGATGGTCTCAGCATCGTCCACAACCTTGAAGCCGGGGTTGACGGTGCGAAGGTCACGGGTGGCCTCAGCAATGCGAGCCTCGCGCTCTTCGTCAGCCTGCAACTGCTTGATGGTCTCGGAACGGGTGTTCAGTTCCTCGTTGATACGGGCGTAAGCCTGCTCTTCCTCGGAAGAGAGATCACGCTTCTCCGCAGCAGCAACGTCGAGAATGGACTTAGCCTGTTCCCACGCACGGTTGCGAAGTTCAATCTGTCGGTCAATGTACGACATTTGTTCTCCTGTTGTTGAAATGGATTGGATACGCAGATGATTTTGGTGCGGTTCCGCAAACCAAACAACAGGGGGTCAACACGCCTGTCTTGTGAACAGATTAGAACTGTTGCTTGAGAAGATCAAGATGTTTCGCTTTCAACGCCAACAGCGACACAGGTTCGCTAGTTGAAGTTGTGCGAAGTTTGCCGACTGCCTCGGCAAGCATGGATGCGTGATCGTCGCCCAACGGTTTGCCGTTCTCCAGCAACGTCAACGCCTCAGCCAACTTGTCTGCGTCACCGCCGACAATCTCCGCGAGCGCGTCAATGGAACGCAACGTGGCAGACGTAGCACGGTAGGCAGGGAAGCCGGTAACAACCGAAACCTCATGCAGACGCACCTCGCGCAGTTCACGCACCGCGCCATCCTCACTCCAGCGGTCGCCATTCCGGGGAACCGAAAAGCCGAACGACATTGAATCAACGTCACCGCGTTCCATCACCACCGCAAGATCACGCGCATACGAAGTGTCGGGCAGGTCGGCATCGGTCAAAAGTCCCTTGCTATCCGTTGAAAGCCGAAGGGTCTTGGCGCGGGTCGATCCGAGAACCAGCGTCGAATCGTGGTTCAGATACATCTTGACGTTGTTACGGGAACGCAACGTGCGATCGAAAGCACCCGGCAAAATCCGTTCCGTGAACGGCAACGGTTCGCTGTCCGAGTTGAACACCGCTGCATACCCTCGGAACTGCCAAGTTCCGTTCGCAGCCTGCCGAACCTCAAACTCCTGATGGAACTGCCGTGTCTCCACTTCGGTGTTTCCGCGACGGATTGACTCCAGTTCACGGACACGCCAACTGCGATCTTGTTCTGCTTCCATACGTTCAACCACTCCTTCAGCGTACTCCTGTGCGCGTTGCGCGTCTGCCCGACTCGGCCCCGACCCCCACAACAGATGGGCGACAAGACCGGGGGTAATCTCGCCCTCGTCCACCGCGTCAAGGTCACCGATGTGCCGTGCGATCCACGGGCCGATCCTGCGCCACTTATCCTCGGACACGTTCCCTGAAGCCATCTCCCGCGCCTCGCGCACTGTCGCAGGCTGGAGACCGTCACCGGCCTCGCCGTCTGCGTACAGTTCCAAACCGCGTCGGGCAGCGTCACGCATATATTCCGGGGGCGACAAATCAACCTGCCGGGTTTCGGCACGGCCTTCCTCTTCCTCCATAACGCCCGTCAGCGGTGGCAATTTTGGTTCAGTCGGCAACGGATCAATCACCACAACTTCCGACAGACGCTTTCCGTACAGTTCCTCTTCCGGTTCCCAATAACCCTCTTCAGGTTCAGGCTTCCACAGACGCACCAACACAACCGGGTCATCCGGTGTCGCGGTCAATGAATACTTGCCACCCTCAACACCGAACGTGCCTTCGGTCATCAGGTATTCAATCTGCCCACGGTACGTTGCCTCATCCTCGTACCATTCGACGAAGCCACCTTCGGCGGTCTCACCGGGAAGTGCGCGTTCCCCACCGGGTTCAATGCCTTCTTCAATAGAGATAGCAACCATCTGTGCGATTGCGTCAGCCTTGGACTGGTGACAGCCCATGATCTCGCCATCATCTTTGATGGTCGCCCAACCGTTGCAACCGACCACGCCTTGCTTGATGTAATACGGCATCCGTCTACTCCGTCTGTTTCAGCCACGAAATAACGTGGCCTGCCTTGTCTGACACCGCATACAACGCCTCTAGCGGATTGATAATCAGGTCAACCGATTCTTCCTTCAACAACAGGTAGCCGGTTCCGATAGTGACCGCTGAACCGCCGAGATACACACCGGCTGTGTTGTCGTTGTTGTGGATACGCAAACGAAACGGGTTCACTTCCAGCCCGTCAATTAGCGTCGGTGTCAGCCCGACAACCGTTGTGCCAGCAGTCAACATTTATCCAACCTCGTAGGCTGAAGCCGGGTCGTCAGGATTGATCTGCGCGATGGCCTGCAACTGCGTAGATGGGACACCCGTGTGCGCGATATCGGCAAGGCCGACAGACGACAGGACAGCAGCCGGGTCAAACCCGGACTGAATCAACCGCTGTGCGATCTCCACCCGAGTCTGCGTTTCCGTCAAGTTCGCAGCAGCAAGATCGACGTTCGCCAACGGCACACGGTAAACGTCGCCACCGTCAACCGGGGTGAAATCCTCCAACCGGCGCACATCGTTGATCGACATATAGCCCGACTGCAACGCGGTGGAGTAGACCGCTGCACGGGTCTGCGAATCGCCACGCAACAAACCATCCACCGTAAACTTGATGAACACACCCTCGGGCAACAGTTTGCTGTACGCATCCTCAATCTTCACAATGTACGGACGCAACGTGTGGGTCGTGAAATGGATTTGGTTCGCTTCCACCGACGCATACGACATAGCACCCGGTGTCGTCACACCCAACATTGATGGGGGACAACGGAAGATTCGTGCCACCTCTTCAATCTGCAACCGACGCGACTCCAGCATCTGTGCCGAGTCAGGATCAACACCGGTCTTGACGAACTTTGCGCCACCGGAAAGAATGCCCGGACGGTGCGCACGACGCAAACCCTTGTGGCCTTCCTCAAACCCGTCCACGACATTCTTGGCTTGTTCTTTTGTCAGGTTGCCGGGGAACTCAATCACGCCCATTGTGGTGGAACCCTGCCCGAAGAACCGTGACGCGAACTCTTCCAACGCTTTCGTCAGCCCCAAGTTCTCTTTCATCAGTTCAATACGGGACTCGCCACGCAACTGACCCGGACGACGCATCTCAACAATGTGGATCATGTCATCGTTTTCGATCATCTTGTCTGCGTGGGTTTCACGGTAAAAGATGCGCCCGAGGCCGTCGCGGTGAATAGAAACGTGCTGCGGATTCAACACGGTCAGGCCGTCAATCTCGCCACGCTCGTCACGAATGATATGCACGAAAGCGTTACCGTCGATCAGCAACGATACCAGCACTTCCTGAAAATGATCAGTCTTCGTAATGTTTGACTCGGGGTAGTCCAGCCACACCGGACGGGGACGAACCGGGACGCGCTCACCGTTCAACCGCCTATAGGTATCGACCGGCAACGTACTGATGCTGTCTGCGATCAGACGCACACACGCATACACCGTGCCAAGTTTCAGGCTGTTGTCCTGCGTCACCACCGTGCCTGCGGTGGTCGTCAACGCATACGAATCACCAGCACCCCAAATCGACTGGAACGACAACGCACGGGCTTCAGTAGGTTGGGGCAACAAACGTTCCAGCATCTAAGTCCTCATTTACGGGTGATCGCAACACTAAAAAGTAGCAAAGAAATCCCCAACACGATGAACCCCATAGCCGGGACAATCAGGAACCCACCCACGACCAGCGAGCCGACACCACCGAACTCGCACCAGTCACGAGCCTTCACACGCTTCAACCATTCCATTTCAGCCTCCTAAACATTGAAAAACATTGGCACGATCTCCTCCGGTGGGCGACGCGAAGCACGATCCAACGCCATCACCAACGCAATCGCAGCGTCAATCTTGCGCCGACTCTTACCCTTCGACAATCGCCACCCGTTATCCGTCATTCGTTGTGCAGCCGACAAAACCTGATCCGTGAACGTCGGTGACCCGTCATGGCGCACCTTTCCTCCAACAATAAGTTCGTAGGCCTGACCGCAGGCAGGAACCATACGATTTGCGGACTGTGGGAACTCAACCATCGGGATGCCATCATCGTGCAGAATCTCCGCAGACCGCTGAAAATACGCCGGGTCAAACGCCACCTCCACCAACCGGAACCGCTGATGCAGTTCACGCAAATACTGTTCCACCTCTTGCACATCCACCCCGGCAGATTCGGGATGCCAAATCCTACAGCCCGTCACGAACTGTTCGCCCTGCTTTTGTACGGTGACAATAGCGATGCTGTCATGCTTCAAAGCCATGTCCACACCAACCCAAGTATCTGCACCGGGCTGCATCGCAGTCGTGTGATCGGTGCAGGCTTCCCACGCACCAGCCGGTAACCACGACTCCTGCGAGCGTGTCCACTGATTCAACTTGTACCGGCGAACAGATGTTTCCGAAGTCTGCTTAATCGAAGTCTCAAAATCTGTTTCGTCCAACAGCCCCAACTGGAGATTGGGATTTGATTCGTACCACGCCTGCCTATCCCACAGGTCACAATCCGCTGGTGCTTCCCACCACCAAAAGCCAAACGAATCATCATCAACTTCCCCACCCATAATCTTCTTGCCGTACAAATACAGACGACCACACAGGCTTTCCAAGTCGTACCCGGCAGTCGTGATCGCAACAACCTGAGGGTCTTTACGCGCACCCGATCCGAGCGTCAACGCATCCCACAAATCATCGTTCGGCTGCACGTGCAACTCGTCAAAGATCACACACGAAGGGTTCAGACCCTGCTGCAACTTCGCGTCAGACGACAGCACACGGAAAATCGCACCCGTAGACGGAACCTCAATGTAGTCTCGGTACACCTTGCAAATACCCGACAAGGCAGGGCTATTCACCACCTGCCACTTGGCCTCGTTGAACACCACACGCGCCTGCTGACGGTCACCTGCAGCAGCGTAAACCTCAGCCCCGGCCTCACCCTCAATCAACTGATACAACGCGATAGCCGACCCCAACAGGCTTTTCCCGTTCTTACGGGGCAACCCGATCAGGCTGCGCTGGAACCGCAAACGCCCATCAGCCCGACGCTCAAACAACCCGTCCAAAAGATGACGTTGCCATTCCGTCAAGACAAGTGGCCCACCAGCCAACTTCCCCTTAGAAACGTGCAAAAAAGATTCAGCGAAATCAGCAACCAAATCCCCGTCAGTTACCGCCGACAACCGTGGCATCGATAACTGTGGCATTGCGTTTCGCCTCCTTCCGCTTCCTGAACTCATCCAACGCATCTGCGATCCGCACTTCAGCCAACCCCAAACGCGCACGATCCGAAGGAGAAAACCCGAGCATCGACAACCACGCAGTCACCTGCGCGTCAGCCTGTTCCAACTGCTTCACCGCCGGGTGCGTCACCGTCTGCCCATTCGCAGTCGTATACCACCTACGAGAAACATCCTCCGACAACCAATCCTCCAACTGGTGAATCAACATCAGTTTCTTACACAGCCGGTCAATCAACAAGCGATCATGCTTCTCCGACAAATGCCGACGACCTGCATCCCAAATCTCCAGCCACGCCGACGCAGCCACCTCGTCATAACCCTCAGGCACAACAGGCAAAGACCCCAACTCCACAACAGCCAAAGCCACATCAGGAGTCGGGCCAGCCCCCGGCGCAGTCCCCTTCCTACGTTTCTTCTCAATCGGTTCAGGACGCGAACCACGCCCAACACCAGTCTTCGGTGTCACCATTTGTTCCCCCTGCCAGCATTGCACCGATGATGCGCCAACCTACAGTTCCCCAACTCATGCAAGCCACCACGCGACAACGGAACCACATGATCAATACTTGCCCGATCCCCCAACGCGCCCACCTTCTCAAACACCATCAGATCACCACACAACCAACACGCATCACCATCACGCAACCGAAGATCAGCCACAGAAAACCGATCACCAGTTTTGTACCGATCCCGACGCACCTTCATCTTGTGACTACCACGCTGCCGATCAACCTCACGCACCGCGACAACCCGACACCCGGCACAATACAAACCACGCGGTCGATGCTTCCGACTCACCCCAACATCATGCGCGACCGGCAAACCACACGCACAGAATCGAATCGGGGTTTGGTTCACAAAGCCGAACCGCTTTTGATGCAGATATGACGCGCTATTGCATCTCCGAGAACAAGACTTTTGCGAAAGTTGATACGGAACAAAATCTTTGAAGCACCATTGACAAACCCTCACATTTTTTTGGTGTTCTTTTTTGTCCAGCCCCCACCCGACCACAACAGAAGTGTACAGAACCT